GGTTGCAATACCTACGAGCAAAACCCAGTTTTGGTTCAGAAGGCACTTTTCCGAATGAGCAGCGCCGAACAAGAAAAAGTTGACTGTCCGAAAGCACAGCCTAGCGTTTTGCTAAATGAAGCAGCACGCGCAATGGGCCGAATCGGCGGCAGTCGGCGCACCGAAGCGAAACGGCTTGCGTGCCAAGCCAACGCAAAGCTCGCGCGTGGTCGAATTGCATCGCTGGCGAAACAAGCTTACGGACGAAACCTGCCGGCTGACGATGAGCGCATTTGCGCGATTAAATTGCGTTCCAAAAAGGCGAGCATACGACACACCGAGACAGCCGCTCAATCCGTGGGTTTATGATGGGCCAGCCGGTCGGTCTATCGAAGGGGACGGCTTGCATTGGCTGCTCAAGCAGCACGCTAAAAATGAGAGAACCGATCTGCAGTTTAAGGAAAAAATCGCCCAGGCTTGGACGCATTCCGTTTTGATCCTAGCGCGCTATCATCAAGGCTTGGGAGTGAAGCGCATCGCTGCTGATCTCGGGATTAGCTCAACGGGCGTTTGGAAGATGCTCGTGGAATCTGGCGTCGATACTGGTGCGCGCAGGAATTACGTTCCTTCCCGAAAAGTTGGGCAATACAAGGCGCGCGGCAGACTCAGCTATCAGAACAGAATGCGCGACCAAGGACAGCGCCTTAAGAAGCGGTTGATGGTTAGGATCTGGATCGCGATGAAGAACCAATCCGTCAACGCAACTGGAACCTTTGCTGCGGTCGGCTGCTCGGCCGAGCACCTGCGCGCTCATCTGGAATCCAAGTTTCAAGCTGGGATGACGTGGGAAAACTACGGCGAGTGGCACGTCGACCACATTCGACCCTGCGCGTCTTTTGATCTGCGCGATCCGCAGCAGTTGGCCGAGTGCTTCAACTGGTCGAACCTTCAACCGCTCTGGGCAAAGGAAAACATCTCGAAAGGCGCCAAGTATGCTTAAGCTCTCAAAGGGCGAGACTCAGGCGCTGGCCGACGCGCTCAAGATTGATGTCCGAACGCTTTTGAATTGGCGCAAGCGGGATGGATTTCCGCACGGCGCGACGGTCGAGGAGATCAAGGCGTGGGCCGAGGCCAACAACCTTGGAAGGCTGAATGATGGCAGTCTCGGAAAACTGAAGGCCGAGCTAATGCGTCGCGACATCGAGCTTCGTGATCTGAAGCTGGGCCGCGAACGCGGGAACGTGGTCGAGCGCGAGGTCGTGCAGGATATGCTCCAGCTGCTCAGCCAGAAGCTCGACCTTCTCCTGCGGCTCAAGCTCGAGGTCGAGCTCGGCCCGCGCGTAGCCGGCAAGTCAGCCGCGGAGGCCAACGTCGAAGGCGGGCTGATCCTGGACGAAATTCGCGAGGTGATCGCGGGCAACTTGGCGCGCTTCGAGGCGGAGGCGATTCGGAAGAGCGCGACCGAGGAATGAGCGCCGAGCAACTCCTCGCCGGCTTTCGCCTCCCGCGGCCGGACCGCTCGCCGATCTACGACTGGGCGCGCCGGCACGTGCAGCTGCCGGAATCCTACGCGACGCCGGGGCCGTTCAACGTGCGGCTCTCGCCTTGGCTCGTGCCGATCTTCGACGCGCTGCAAAATCCGCTGGTCCGTCGCGTTCACTTTCGCAAGGCCGTGCAGATCGGCGGCACGCTGGTCGCCGACGTCTGGCTGCCGTGGATCATCGCGAACGATCCCGGCCCGATCAGCTGGACGATGCAGACGGACGAGATGGTCGAGAAGCACGCGAAGACGCGCCTCTGGCCGCTTCTTGAGCGCTGCCGGCCGGTCGCCGCAATGCTGCCGAAGCCGGGGCCGCACCGCACGACAACCGAGATCTTCTTCGGCGGCTTCTTCGTCACTCTCAACGCGGCGAACCTATCGACGCAGCAGAGCCAGTCGATCCGCTACAAAATAAACGACGAGCTATGGCTTCCGCGCTGGCAGGAGATCTACGGCCACGCGGTGGCGCGCGTTAGTAAGTTTGAGGAGGTTGGCCGCTCGAAGATCTACAACGCGAGTCAAGCGCCGGTGATGGACGCGGAGACGGGCAACGTCGAGGACACGAGCTTCCGCTCAGGCGATCAGGGCGAGTGGCACGCGGAGTGCCCAGGCTGCCGAAAGATCCTGCCGGTCGCGTTCGAGGTGCTGCACAAGGAGCAGCGCGGCGGCGTGATCTGGGACCGAGCGGCGCGGCGCGATGACGAGACGTGGGACGTGGGGCGCGCGGTCGAGACGTGCCGTTTTCGTTGCATCGCCTGCGGCCACGAGTCCGCGGACAGCGACGCGACCCGCGCCGGCTGGGCGAAGACTGGGCGCTTCGTCGCGATGAATCCTGCGGCGCCTCGGGAGGTGCGCTCGTTCCGATTGGAGTCAATCGTCACTCGGCCGATGCGTCTTCTCGTGGAAGAGTTCCTCCAGGCCGAAAACCAGCTGGTCCGCACGGGCGACGAGCAGGCGAAGATCGAGTTCCGCACCAAGCGGCAAGCGCTGCCGTGGATCGTCGAGAAGAAAGCGGTGAACGTGCTGCTCAAGGACAGCGGCTACAAGCTGGCCGACTACGCGCAGGGCGAGTCGATCCCCGACGAGGCGATCCGCTTCCTCGCGATTGATCGCCAGCAGGACCATTTTTGGTGCGAGGTTGGCGCGTTCAGCACGGCGCAAGGGCCGCGCTACCGTCAGCTATGGTTCGGGCGGATCGACACGCGCGACCAGCTGCGTGCGCTCCAGGAGCGGTTCAAGGTATCAAGCGCGTGCGTCGCGCAGGACCGCGGCTACCGGCCGGCAGACGTGGACCGCGATTGCGCCGAGTTCGGCTGGCGCTCGATGCGCGGGTACGGCCGGCGGACTTGGACGATGCGCGACGAGGCGACGGGGACGATGGTCAACTTCCCGTTCTCGGATCCGCAGGTGAGCGATTACCGCGGCGGCGACGTCTACTTCTACAATTGGAGCGGCGACTACTTCAAGGACACGCTGGCGACTGCGCTTGAGGGCAAGGGCGACCTTCGCTGGGAGCTGCCGAGCGACGTTAACCCGCTCTACCTTGAGCACCTCAAGGGCGAGGCGAAGGTCGAGGTGCGGACGGGCGTCTGGCAATGGGTCGAAGTAAGAAGCAACGCTCCAAATCACGGGCTAGACACGTCGGCAATGTTGCTTTGTATGGCAACTATCGCAGGCGTGATTCGATTCAATCCTCCCAAGAATGACTGACGAAACATCCAGCTTGAAGCAAGGGACTATTAGAGCGGATGGGCTTGTCTTTTGGGCGAGAGACAAAAAACGAAATTCTGAATACTGGATTACAAAGGAAAAGTTTGACCTTTTTAGGGAAAGGAAAAACGAGAGGCTCAGAAGTTGGAGAAAGAAGCATCACGAAAAAGTAAGAGAAGAGGCCAAGGTTTACAGACTCAATTCATTAGAGAAATGCAGAGAGCGGAATCGACTTTGGTCGGAAAGAAATCGAAAACGAATCGCGCCAAAATTGAAGGCCTGGAAGCAGGACAATAAAGCGCGATGCTGCTACGTCGAGGAACAGCGAAGGGCTAGGAAATTGGCACAGACCCCAAATGATTCTTGGGAATCTGTTGTGCTGGGGTTTTTTGAAATCTCAGAAAGAGTGAGCGGGTGCCTTCGAATCCGGCACGCCGTCGATCACATTTACCCACTCAGCAAAGGCGGATCGCATTGCCACCGCAATTTGCAAGTCCTTCCATTTTCCTTGAATTCCAGAAAATCAGCACGGTTGAAGGCTGATCTTCCGAACTGTTATCGGACAGATGGGTTTTGGTTTTCGCCCAAAACGGCGGAGGTGTAAGATTTTTACGGGCCGCGCTAGCATATGGCGGCAGACAATCCCTTTCTCGACATTGACGTTGCGACGCTGACAACGCTCAAGTCCAAGGTCTTGGACGCAATCCAGGCCTGCCTGCTCAACACGAGCTATTCGCTCAACGGCAAGTCCGTCACGCGCGCTGATCTTAACACGCTGAACAAGATGCTAGGCGACATCGTCTCGGCAATTGAGTACCAGAACGGCGACACGACCGACACGACGTTCGTCAGCTTCACGGGCAATTGATTATGCAGACCTTCGACGCGACCCAAGTCATCCGCAACCGGCCGTGGTTCGAGCGGGCGCTCGAGACCATCGCTCCGCAGGCCGCGCTGCGCCGGCTCCAGGCTCGCGTCGAGACCGCGCTGTTTTCCTACAACGCCGCGCAGACAAACCGGCTTTACGCGCCGATGCAGTACGGCCAGCCGAGCGAGTCCTCGCAGACGGTGCGCGAGCGGGTCGTGATGATGTGGGAAGCGCGCAATCTGGTTGAGAATTGTCCCGAGGTTAAGGAGGTCTCGCGCAAGTTCGGCAATTACCTAACGCCGACCGAATACTCGGCAACGACTGGAGACCGCGACTACAACGCGACCGTCAACGACTGGTTCCATACGTGGTGCAAGCAGGCCGACGCGACGGGCCGCAATAGCTTCCGCAAGCTAGTGCAGCTCGCCGCGGAGAATCGGCCGGTTGACGGCGACTGCGGCTTCGTCATCCGCCGCGTGGGCGACGGGCTCAAGCTCCAGCTGGTGCCGGCGACCCGCATCGGCAACCCCAACGAGATGGGCCTCGACTCGGAGAATTACTTCGAGGGCGTTATCACCAATGACTTCGGCGTTCCGGTCGCGTATCGCATTTACCGCGTGACGCGCGAGGGCGTTTACTTCGGCGCCGAGGACGTTCCGGCCGGCAACTTCTGCCACTACTTCGATCCCTTCCGCGTCGATCAGTACCGCGGCGTCACCGACTTTCACGCGGCGATCCAGACTGCGCGGATGCTGCACGAGATCTTGCAAGCGGAGAAGGCCGGCGTGCGCTTCGCCTCGCAGCAGGCGGCGCTCGTCTTCACGGACCGCGGCACGGCCAACGCGCGCAACCTCTTTACGCCGACCCCGAGTGCGACGCTGCCCAGCGGCCAGCAGCAGAAGAACGAGCTTTCCGAGGTCGGGATGATTAAGTATCTCGGTCAGGCTGATCGCGTCGAGACGATGCCGGCGCGGCCGAGCACCGCCTTCACGGGATTCATCGCGCATCTGATGCACGAGCTTTCGATCGCCGTCGGCATCCCGAAGGGCGTGCTATTCGGCACGCAGGACTACGCCGGCCCGAGCGTCCGCGCGGAGTTTGCCGCGGCCGACCGCGTGTTCGCGCGGCATCAGGGCGTGCTCGTCGACAAGGTGCTAGATCCGATCAAGAACGCGGTCATCCTCGACGCCATCGCCCGCGGCGAGATCCCGGCGCCTCCGGCTCGCGCCGGCGAGACTCCGGTGCAGGCGCTCAAGCGCGCGACCCGCGGCGAGTGGCGCTTCCCGCCTAAGCTCACCATCGACGTCGGTCGCGAGTCCGCGGCCAATATGAACGAGAACCGCCAAGGCGCGAAGTCTCTCCAAGAGATCGCGGCCGAGCAGGGCACCGACGCCTTCACGCGGCTCGAGCAGATCGCGGCGGAGGCGAGCTACGTCAAGGAGCTCTCCGAGCGCTACGAGATCCCCGAGACGGCGATCCGCCTCGTGACCAACTCGCTGCCGAGCACGCCGGCCGCTGCTGCCGCAACGGGCGACAACGTTGCGAGCGCTGCCGCGGAGGCGCAGGCGGAATCGACTGCCGCGCCCGAGGACGAAACGCCGGACCAGCCTCCGACGCCGGCCGAGCTTGCGCGCTTCGCCGCGGTCGACCTGACGCCGACCGATGCGATGGCAGCGGAGGCCAAGCGCGGCCTTGAGTGGCGCGAGAAGTTCAACCGCGGAGGCACGGCCGTCGGCGTCGCTCGTGCGCGCGACATCTCCAACAAGTCCAACCTCTCGCCCGACACCGTGCGCCGGATGGTCTCGTATTTCGCGCGGCACGAGGTGGACAAGCAGGGCACCGGCTTCTCTCCTGGCGAGGACGGCTATCCTTCCGCCGGCCGGATCGCGTGGGCGCTCTGGGGCGGTGACGCCGGCGCCAGCTGGGCGCGTGCGAAATCCGAGGCGCTCAAACGCGAGGAACTGAATCGGCCGACAAACGTCGCCGATGCGCTAGAGGCTGGGCGCAATCGCGCGAAGCGGCCGCTGGAGCGGCTGGCTGACAAGGCGACCAAGCTTGCAGCCGTGCGCGAGAAGCTCGGCCACAACGCGAAGAGCGAGGCGCAGATAGAGCAGGCGCTGAAGCCGCTCGGATTCGCGCTGAAGCCGGTCGTGGCGCCGCCTCCTCCCGCTCCTATCGTCACGCTCTCCGACGCGCGCAAGATGCTCGCCGAGAAGGCCGACGCCGAGGACAAGCTGACCGCGCTCTTCGCGAGCGTGACTGATCGCCGCGCCAAGATCAAAAGCCTCCGCACCCATTGACAATGCATAGCGTTCTCGACGCCATCATCACGAGCAACGAGCAGCTGGGCCAGCGGGCTGAGGAGTTCGCGCAGCTGCTGGTCGAGCACGACAAGACGCTCGACGAACTGCTCGAGCGCATAGGCAAGACGGTGCCCGAGATCCGCAAGGAGCTAGAGTCCAAGCTGACCGAGGCGGTGCCTGGGCTCGTCTCGGACGCCTATGCCAAATACAAGGAAGACCTCGAAGGCCGCTGCCGCGCCGCGCTCACCGAGTCGCAGACGAAGCTCGAAGCCGTCCGCGCTGAGATCGTTGGTCTTGCTCAAACGCAGTTCACCGAGGCCGAGAAGCAAATCGGGCTGACCGCGGAGCAGATCGAGTCGCGAATCCTGGGCACGCTGACTGAGGCCGCTAAGGAGCGCATCACGAAGCTTGAGCGCGGGCTTGTCATCGAAATCCAGCACGCGGTCAACGCCGCGCTGCCGAAGCAGGAACTGGCCGCTGCGCCGACTCTGATCGATTCTTACCGCGGGCAATGGAAGGAGGGAATGGTCGCGCAGCGCGGCGATCTCTTCTCGTGGTACGGCAGCACCTATCTCGCGCTCGAGGACACGAATGACACGCCGGGGCGGAAGAACATCGCAACCGCTGGCGCCAAGTGGGCGGTGATCGCGGCGCGTGGTGCAGGCGGCGGCGGTGGGGGCGGCGGTGACTCGCTGCCTTCGCAGGCGGGCAACGCGGGCAAGTTCCTCAAGACTGACGGAACGTCCACGCTCTGGGAAACGATCCCCGGCGGCGGCGATATGCTGGGCGCAAACAACCTGACCGACGTCGCGTCGATCACGGCTGCTTTCGCGAACATCAAGCAGCCTGCGAGCACGAGCGCCTCGGGCGTCGTCACGTTCGCGACCTCGGGCGAAAGCGCCGCGCTGAAGGCCGTGCAGGCGAACGACTCGCGCTTGTCCGACTCGCGCACGCCGACCGCGCACGCTTCGACGCATCAGACGGGCGGCAGCGACCCAATCGACTTCCCGGTGGATTCGGTCTTTGGCGCGACCAACACGATCACGCAGGTCGACTACTTCGCGCTCAACACGTCGAGCACGGCGAGCGTGACCACGGCGAAGGCCGTTTGGAACGCGACCGAGGGCGCCATCGAGGTCGGCCTTAACTCCAGCGTCAATGCGCTGCTCGGCGTCGACGCGCACGTGCAAGTCTACAACCAGAGCGGCTCGCCCTTCACCAAGGGCCAGGTCGTGCGGCAGGATGGCTCCTCTGGCACGCGGCTCAAGGTGGTGCTGGCGCTGGGCACCGATGATGCTAATTCGGCGACAACGATCGGACTCATCTCGCAGACCATCGGTAACAACTCGTCCGGCTTCATCATCACGAACGGCCTCCTGCGTGGCATCGACACCAACGCCTTCAACGAGGGCGACACGCTCTGGCTTTCGGCCACGACTCCCGGCGGACTCGTAAACACGCGGCCGACGCAGCCGAATCACTCGGTGCGGATCGGGTACGTTATCAAGAAGGCGGGCACCGCCGATGGGATCATCTACGTCGACATCCTCAACGGCTTTGAGCTCGAGGAACTGCACGACGTCCTCGTGACCACGGTCGCGAACCGGGACTTTCTCTCCTACGATTCCTCGACCACCGTCTGGCGGAATCGGCAGCTTTTCGACTCGACCGCTCCTGCGGCGCTGGGCGTCTCGGCCACGGCTGGCGTCTCGATCACCGCGGCCCGCGTCGATCACGTCCACGCGCGGCCGACGCTCGACCAGCTGGACATCGCGAGCGCGACCTACGGCGACATCCTTTACCGCGACTCCACCTCGTGGGCGCGTCTTCCGGCGGGCACCTCGGGCAACTATCTGAAGACTCAGGGCGCGGGCGCGGCGCCGACGTGGGCGACCGTCAGCGCAAGCGGAGGCGGCTCGACCAACCTCTGGCTAGCGGCCTCGCAATGGATCCCGCGCACGACGACCGGCGCTGGCATTGATTCGCGCGAGCTCACGACGAACAATTACGACGAGCTCCTCTTCGACGCTGGCACCGCGGAATTCGCGCAGGCGCTTGCCGTGATGCCGAGCAACTACAACAACGGCACGCTGACCGCGCGCTTTTACTGGACCGGAAGCGGCGCGCTTGACGCAACCGACGACGTCGTCTGGGGATTCCAAGGCGTGGCCGTCGCGAATGACGACGCGCTGGGCGTCTCGATGGGCACGGCAGTCACGGTCGCGGACACGGTGATCACGATCAATGATATGATGATCTCCTCCGCGACGACGTTTGCCACGATGGGCGGAACGCCGGCGGCCAACAAGCCGCTGCTGCTTCAGGTCTACCGGGACGCGGCAAACGCGGGCGATACCTACGGGCACGACGCCCGGCTGCTGGGCGTGGAGATCAGCTACACGGCAAGCTAATGAGAGCGCGGCAGCGACATCTTAACCCCAAGGCGGCGGGTGCTGCCATAGTACTTGATTCGCGTTACATTACGGGATTGAGCGATGGCAATGATGTGACCTCGTGGTCGGATCGCTCCGGTAATTCCAACAATGCAACGGCAGCATCGAATTACCCAACTTATGAGACTGGTGAACAAGGAGGCAATCCGGTGGTGCGATTCGTTTCGGCAAATTCGGATCGCTTGAACTGCTCGACCGCGCCTTACACCGGAGGCACGCAACGGGTGTTGATTGTCGCCTACAAGGAGACCAGTAGCGGAAGTTACACGGCTTCAATTGCTGGAACGGACGGTGCTTTCACAAACTTCACTTGGTTCAAAATGCAATCACGGACTAATGCGCCAGCCGGTGATCCATTTATTAATTGCTTCAGTGTTTTCACAGGAAACGCCACGTCAGATAACCTCTGGAAAATTGGTTCTGGGGCATACGACGGGAGCAACATCAGGGCTCGAAAAAACGGATCAGAGGTGCAGTCGTCAGCAGCAACCCTAAACACGAACAACACACAGTTTCGACTTGGGGGAGCTTCCTATGCTGGGGAGTTTATGAATGGAGACATTGGATATGTCATTGCCGCCCCGATCACATATTCGCTACCTTTGGTAAAAAGACTGGAGCAACACGTAGGGTTTTCATTCAAGCTTCCCTGCGCTTAATTTATGCCCACCTATCTCGTCCTCGACTGCCAGCTCCGCACGGAGACCGACCCGCAGACCATCGCCAACCTAGAGCGCAAGGGATGGGTCGTCACGCCGCCGCCGTCCTACGATCCCGCGACGCAGCAGGCTCCCGTTTGGGAAAACTGCGGCTGGGTGGTCAAGCCGTTGCCTCCTCCGCAGCCGTACCGGGTAAGCAAGGATACGATCGTCTCCCGCATCCTGGCGGCCGGAAAGCTGAACGACCTGATCGCCCTGACTGACAGCCTGCCGGAGGATCAGGCTTACCTTTGGAACAACTTCGCGTGGTTCTGGAACACGAACCCGACGATTGTGGGGATGTGCCAGCAGCTGGGCCTCGACCCCGCGGTCATCCTCGCGCCGGACCCCTACCTGACGTGACCACCACCGACCAACTCCTCGCGCTCGCGCAAATGGCCGGCGACCTGATCGCGCGGCTCGACCGGATGGAGCAGCAGTTCGCGACGCAATCCATCTCGCTCAACGCCGCCGACAAGGCGCTCGCCGCGAGCCTTGACGGTTTACGCTCTCTTGACGCCGCCGCACTAGAGGCTCGCATCGCCGCCATCGAAAAGAAACTCTCCCAATGAGCAGCCAACTGGAAAGCATTTACTCCGACGAACTGATCCTCCTTGCCGAGACGCTCGGCGAGGTGAAGACGCGCACCGAGAAGCTGGAGGGCGAGTTCTCGACGCACGCGAAGCCGCTCGAAGCCGCGACGAACGCGCTCTCCGCGGCGCTGTCCGGCATCAAGGCGCTGCAATTTCACGTCCTCGATAACAACCTGGGCGCGCTCTCCGCTCGCGTGGAGGAGATGCGGAAGGCGGTCGACGAGCAAGTGGGCGTGATTGCGCTTGAGCTCAAGAAGGCCGACGATACGAACGCGGCCAAGGCGGGGGCGGAGGCGGAGGCGCTGCGCTCCGAGATCGTGGCGCTGCAATCGCAGCTTGGATCGCTCGTGACGCAGTTCGGCCAGCAGCTGGAGCGGGTCGAGTTCGCGGCGAAGGAGGAGGCGAAGAAGCTTCAGCTGATCCCTGGGCCGGCCGGCGCGGCGGGCGCCTCGCTGAATCCCCGTGGGACGTTCATCGATGGCGAGACGTACAACCGCCTCGACGTCGTCTCGTGGCTGGGCTCCAGCTATATCGCGACCGTCGACGGCGTGACCGAGAAGCCGAGCAAGAACAGCAATCAATGGCAGACGCTCGCCAGCCGAGGCGGTGGCGGTGCGGGAGGCGTGGGCGACTTCGGCTCGCTCGCCGGCGTGGCGCAGATCAACCAAGGCGGCACGGGCCAGACGACGCGGGCCTTGGCGCTGAACGCGCTGCTGCCGGATCAGGCTGGCTCGACGCAATACATGCTGCTCACCGACGGCAGCGGCACCGTCAGCTGGGGCGCGCAGCCGGTCGCGGGGCTACCGAGTCAGACGAGCAACAGCGGTCGCTTGCTGACGACGAACGGAACGACGGCCTCCTGGAGCAACGCCGTCACGGTGAGCGGGAGCAACGCCACGGTGGGCGGGACGCTGACGGTGAACGGGACGGGCAACAGCACGTTTGCTGGATCAGTTATTGTCCGACGCGATCAAGCGGCGATTACCGCGCTAACTGTCGACAATCAAAACACCGGCGGAACGACCAATCTGTTCTTAACTGAGGATGCGGGGTCCGCTAACTACTTTCGCATTTATCGTTCTGGGTCTACCACCGCCACGCCAAACGTCGTCAACATCAGCAATGTGGCTGGCGGGGTGGCTTCCACTACTGCTATCGAGTTCGGAAACCCTGTTAAGGTTAACGCCACCACCGCCTCCACCTCCACCTCCTCCGGTGCGCTGGTGGTGGGCAACGGGACGAGTGGCGGGCTGGGGGTGGGGGGAATGATTAGCGTCAACGGCGGCCTTGGCGTTGGCCGCTACAGCGCGGTTTCTGGTGGGTCGGCCCGCGTAGACATCAACGGGACCGGCGTGTCTGGATTCCCGCAGTTGATGGTTTCCGACACAACCGGACGCCAATGGGAGTTCCGAGGGGTCGATGCCTCGGCGAGCTTCATTCTGGACTACTGGAATGGAGCCGGAAGCAGGACTAACAATCTGCTTACGATTTCGGCGGGCGGCAATTTGGGCGTGCTCGGCAGCGTGACGGTTAACAGCACCACCGCCTCCACCTCTACCTCCTCCGGTGCGCTGGTGGTGAGCGGGGGGGTGGGGGTGGCGGGGGCGATTAACGGAGGTGGTAATGCCTCGTTTACCGGACTTGTGCTTTCGAGTGGTGCATCTGCTGGATTTGGTGCCGAGTCGCGTGATGGCTCTGGCTATCGCACGACGTGGTACAACCCGACTGGCGATGATATGCAGTTGGACTTCGCCACCATTGGCACGAAGTTCACCATTCGTTCGGACGCTGTTCTGTTGCTGGCAAACGCAACTGCCCCCGGCTCAAATCCGACCGGCGGTGGCTATCTCTACGTGGAGTCCGGTGCGCTCAAGTACCGGGGCTCCAGCGGTACCGTCACTACCATCGCTAACGCCTAATCTTTCCCTATGAATAACGTCATCGCCATCTCGCCCGTTTCCGTCTGGACCCCTGCTGGCACCAAGAGCGCCACGCAGTTCGCGGTTCGCTATGTCAATTATGTGAACGGTCCCGCCGTTGCCGACTGCCAGCTCCTTGACGCTGCCGGTGCGGAGGTTGCCGCCCAGCTCGTCAACGCCACCGAGGCGCAGACCGCAGCCTGGACCGACGACGTCGGCTTCTACGAGGTGCTCGCGCAGAACGCCGGGCTGACGCCGCTGTGATTTGACGGACCGCTCTGACGCTATGGACGCAAATACCATATCGCCCGAGCAAGCCCTTCAGAATCTCGCGCACGTCGCCTCGGCTTACCGAGGCACTGCGCAGGAGCACGACCTCCTGCGCCAGTCGGTGCAAGTTTTGGCGGACGTCATAAAGGTGAAGCCTTCCGCGTGATGCTCGACTTCCTCTCATCTGCTCTCGGTGGTGGCGCCCTCGGCGTCATCCTCCGCATCGGCAACGGATTCTTCGAGGAGTTCCGCGCCGGCCGAGAGCACGGGAGGAAGCTGGAAGAGGCGAAGGTGCTCGCGTCGATCCGCCAGGACGAGGCGGCGTGGAAAGCGTTTGAGGCGAGCCAGCAGGCGGGCGTGGTGCCGGCCAACGTCCACGCTTGGGTCGCCGACGTCGTGACGCTGTTTCGTCCGTTCCTCACCATCTCGCTCGTGCTGATCGCGACCGTCATCTGGTTCTACGCGGCCGAGTCTTCCCGCGCGTCGATGACCGAGCAGGTCACGTTCGCCGCGTTCAACTGCGTCGGCTGGTGGTTCGGTGATCGCGCCGCCTACCGCGCCAAGCTCAAATGATTAAGCCAGCCGATGCCATAGCGGCCGTCACGCCGCCCGTTGCGACCATCACGATGTCGCAGGTCAACGCTTACCTCGGTTTCGTGACCGGCGTGGTGTCGCTCGGCTACCTCCTCTGGCGCTGGCGCCGCGACTACCACGTCGCCAAGCTGGAGGACGCGAAGCGTGACTGACTGGTCAGCAGTCCAGCGCGACGAGGCGCGCAAGGTCTACGAGGCCGAGATCGCCGGCCTCAAGAAAGAGCTTGAGGTCGCGCGGGCCTCGCTCGAGAACGCGACCAGAGCTCGCAAGGCCAAGCCGGCGCCGTCCGTCTCGCCGCGTAAGCGCACAGGATCCGACATCGTCCGCGTCGTCATCCCCGACACGCACGGCTCGCTCGTGGATCCCAAGGCCGTCGCCGCGATGCTAGCCGACATCCGAGCGCTCGACCCGCAGGAGATCATCCTCCTAGGCGATCACGTAGACTGCGGCGGATTCCTCGCGCAGCACCACGTGATGGGCTACGTCGCCGAGACGGATTACACTTACGAGGAGGATCTCGCCGCCTCCGCGCTTTTCCTCGACCAGCTGCGGGCCGCGGCGCCTCGCGCCAAGATCGAGTACCTCGAGGGCAATCACGAGCGGCGCGTCGAGACGTGGTGCGTGACGCAAGTCCTCCGCCACAAGAAGGACGCGGAAGGGCTGCGCCGCCTGCTGGCTCCCGAGTTCCGACTAAAGCTCAAGGAGCGCGAGATTGCGTATTACCGCCAGGGCGAGTTCTACGACGGCCTCCCGGTCCCCGGCGTCATCAAGCGCGGCAAGTGCTTTTTCTTTCACGGCGTCAGCACGGCCAAGAACGCGGTTGGCGCGACGGTCGACAAGATCGCCGGCAACTGCGTCTTTGGACACACGCACCGCGCGCAATCCAACATCGTGCGCCGCATCTCGAGCGGCATCATCGGCGCGTGGAACCCAGGCTGCCTCTGCCAGCTTCAGCCGCTCTGGCAGCACACCGCTCCGACCGATTGGTCGCACGGCTACGCTGTGCAGCTGGTCGCAACGAGCGGCGCGTTCCTTCATCTCAACATTCCCATCATCGAGGGCGAATCGCACTTCGCGGCGCTCCTAAAGCTGTGAACTGGAAATCCCTAGTCGAAGCGCAGAACCGGAAGACCTACGTGCTGCCTGCCGGCTGGGATTCGCGCGACAAGGTGGCCGAGCAGCTGGAGTGCAGCGTCGACAACGTCCGCGTTCTCCTCGGGCCGGCGATCCGCGCGAAGACCGTCGAGGTCGCGCAATTCCCGGTCTGGGATGAGATTACGAAGAAGGTGGTCCGCGTTACTGCATACAAGCGCCGCACTACTTTAGACGTTAAAAGCAAAGGATGATTTGACGGCGGCGGCTTTTACAATGGCCGCGCCCACCATTACCTTTGCCGTAGCTGCCGGGAAGATCGACGCCGAAGCTGGCGTGATACGCGGCGTCTCGCTGATCTCCGAGGGGCCGGCGCTGGGCCACGGCGTGATGGTCGACGCGCGCACGCTCCAGCAGGTCAAGGCCGCCGCGGAGCAATACGAGGGCGGGCTCAAGGTGAAGCTCGACCACAACTCCGGCGCCGGCGACATCATTGGCTACGTCGACGCGCTGCGGATCGAGGGCAAGAAGCTCCTGGGCGATCTCAACCTGCTGCAAAACTCGCCGCACCGCGGGTACGTGCTGGAGATCGCCGAGAAGATCCCTGACACATTCGGGCTGTCGATTGCGTTCTCCGGTCCCGTCGAGATGTCGGGCGACAAGAAGACGATGCTCCAGCGCTGCTCGGAGATCTATTCGGTTGACCTCGTTTCAGAACCTGCCGCGAACAAAACAGGTTTGTTCGAGCGCCGAATGAAAGCTTTTCAGACCGAATCCGGCACCACGCCCGAGGAGGAGAAACCTGAAATTGAAATCACTATTCCTATGAATGACGATGTGAAAAAGGAGATCGCGGGGATGATCGAATCCGCGATGATGGCGATGGGCGAGCGGCTCTCCAAGCTGGAGGCCGGTATGCCTAAGCCCGAAGACAAGCCGGCCGCTATGTCGGCCAAGAACGATGAGGTGCAGCTGGCTGCCAAGCAGGCCGCCGAGGCTGCGCTGAAGGAGTTCGCCAAGACCATCGGCGCGCCCGCGGCTCCCGCGGCCTCCGCTGAGGTTGCGGCTCCCGCCGCCAAGAGCGAGGCGAAGAGCTTCGAGGCCATCGTGGCCGCGAAGACCTCCGAGCTCAAGGGCAACAAGGGCGACGCGATCGCGTTCGCCATCAAGAATCACGCGGCCGAATACCAGCAGTACCGCTCCCGCGTCGCTGCTGGCGAGGTCGTCAAACTCTAACCAGTAACCTACAATGGCTACCCAATACCTCGGCAACGGCACGTTCCTTGCCAACACCACCATCACCGCCTTCCAGGGCGTCGTGATTTCGAACAACCGCGGCGTCGGCCTCTCGACGTCGACCGCGTGCGACGGCATCGCGCAGATCGATGCGGCCTCCGGTGATTACGTCACCGTCCGCTTCCTCCACTCGACCGGCACGCTGAAGGCCGTCGTCACCGGCACTCCCGTGACCGTGGGCGACAACCTCTACCTCGCCGCTTCGGGCCTCGTCTCCACCACCGGCACCGTGACCGTGGGCAAGAGTCTTTCGACTCAGGCCAGCGGCAACGGCTCCGCGGTGATCGAGTTCATCCCGAAGAACCTCTAACCTCTAACAAAAGGATCTTCTACAATGTACACCAATTCTGCCGCCGTTTTCCGTGGCGACATCGCCGGCGTCCTCGAGCAAGCCAAAGACTGGGAGACTGGTCTGATCGGCACGCGCGTGATGCCGATCCTCAACGTTCCCGTCCGCGCTGGTCAGTATCCCGCCTTTAAGCTGAAGGAGGGCCAGCTGCTCAAGTCGGACGTCAAGGTGCGCGACCCGTACTCCACCTTCCCGCGTGGCACCAATTCCTTCACGCAGGAAACCTACCTCGCGCTCGAGTACGGGTACGAGCAGGCCGTGGATGACACCGTCACGGCCGACGTCTCGCGCTTCTTCGACGCCGAGGTCGTCGCCGCCAAGCTGTCCCGCCGCAAGCTCCTGCTCGCTCACGAACTCCGCGTGGCCGCGCAGATCTTCAGCACGGGCAACTTCACCAGCACCAACTCCGGCACCGCCTACACGACCGCCAATCTGGCGACGTTCGACGCCGGCCAGGACGTGCAGGAGGCCATTGACCGCCTGCTCGCCAACGGCGAGTCCACGAGCAACCTGCGCGTGGTCATCCCGTATCCGGTGTGGACCCGCATCCGCGCCTCGACGAAGTTCCAAAACCGCCTCCGCGGCGCTGGCATTTCGAGCGACACGATCCTCAACGCCTCCACCCAGGCGGCGGCCGAGGTCTTTGGCGTGAGCGAGGTGCTGATCGGTCGCGCGGCCTATGACTCCGCGGCTGAAGGCGTGGCGTTCTCGAGCGCCAACATCTGGGCCAACACCTACATCTGGGTCGGTTCCGTGACCGAGTCCGGCGCCGGCTACTTCGGCGGCGGCGCGGGCTTCACGCTCAACTGGTCCGAGTACGGTCCCGCGGTCGGCGTGTTCACCTACCGCGACGAGTCGATCAAGTCCAACATCGTGCGCGCTTCGCACTACGTGTCGGAGAAGGTGGTCAACACCAACGCCGGCCAGCTGATCGCGACGCAGTACAGCTAAGCAAAGATTAAAGGCTGACGGGTATCCCGATGCCGCCCGCGCTCCTTAACTGGGGCGCGGGTTTCTTTTTGACGCGACCGACAGCGCAATGCGCGTCTCACTTTGCGTCATCTGCGGGAACGAGGAGGCTATCATCGAGCGGATGCTGACATCCTTCGCTGGTGCCTTCGACCAACTCTCGCTGGTGCGCGCCATAGGGACAACGGCGCCGGATGCCACCGCGGACAAGGCGGCCGCGTGGTGCGCCGCAAACGGCAAGGACTACGTCTTTACCATTTACGAGAACGATCCCGACTTCCCGTTCGAGCACGTCGACGACTTCGCCGCGGCGCGCAATCTGGCGTTTGAGAAGGGCGACGGCGACTGGCTGATCTGGTGCGACTGCGACGATATCATCGACAATGCCGCCGGTCTGCGGGCCGCGCTGGAGGCGGCAAACGCGCAGCTGGTTCGCTTCCCTTACGACGTAGTCGGAACAGGAAAGCGGCCGATGCGCGAGCGGGCGATCCGCCGCGATGCATTCAACTCGAAGAACCGCTGGCGCTTTCCGGTCCACGAGAATCTGCGCGTGGTCCGCGGGACGACGATCTCCGACCTCGAGGCGCCGGTCTGGATCCACCAGCCGAAGATGATCTCGGTCACGAACCGGAAGCGCAATCGCGCCATTCTTTCCAAGGCGCTCGCGAACGCGTCGACAAACTACTTCTATGTCCACCAGGAATGGACCTGCGAGGGGAACAAGTTCAACGCGATCAAGTTCGGCAAGCTCGCGCTGGCGTGCCCAGACCTCGACCCGTCGTTCCGCTACGAGACGAACCTCAACCTTTGCAAGCTCTCCAGCGACAACCAGGAGGCGCTTGCCTACGCGCTCGAGGCGTTCGCCGTGCTGCCGTGGTGCCGCGAGGCTAAGGCGATGCTGGCGCTGACGCTGATCGACCGCGGCGCATTTGAGCGCGCGCTGCACTTCGCGCAGCAGATGGACGAAACGCCGCTTCCGCCGCCGGAAAAGCGTCCGTGGACGCACGAGCCGAAGTGGTACGGCTGGGCCGGCAACGACATCCTCGCTCGCTGCCTGCGGCTCGCCGGCCGGATGACGGACGCCAAGGCCGTGCAGCGGCGCGAGGGCAAGCCGGTCATCTCGCTCCTGCACGCTACCCGCGGGCGGGCCGCGCAGGCCAACGCGACGCGCAGCCATTGGCTCAACCTCGCGAAGAACCCCGAACAGATCGAGCACATCTTCGCCGTGGACGCTGACGACTCCGAGAGCGTGAAGATGTCGCGCCAGTTCCAGTCGGTGATCTCGACTAAGCAATCTTGCGTGGCGGCCTGGAATATGGCGGCCAAGGTCGCGGAGGGCGATCTGCTCGTGCAGCTGTCGGACGACTGGATCGCGTGCCCGAACTGGGACGAGATGCTGCTCGGCGAGATCGCGCGCGCCGGCAAGGGGCTCGCGGACGAGGCGGCCATCGCGATTCACGACGGCAGCCGTGGTGACCAGCTGCTGTGTATGGCGATCCTGACGCGCGGGCGTCTCGACAGGCAGGGAGGCGAGCTCTTTCACGAGGGTTACCAGTCGGTCTTCAGCGATAATGAGTTCAGCCACCGAGCCTGGCGCGACGGAATCGTGATCGATGCGCGCACTCGGGTGATGTTCCATCATCGGCATCCGCTATTCTCGAAGGGCCAATGGGACGCGACCTACAAGCACAACAACACGAAGGAGCGTTACGACGCCGGCCTCGAGCTCTTCAAGCAGCGCAACCCCGACGCCGATTCAAAATGGACCACGCCTTAAAGTTTGAGTCGGAGTATGTCGTCGATGCGGCGACCGGCGCGCTTACATCCCGCGACCGCATCATCCGCGCGCAGTACGACCACGCCTACGTCGCGCGCTACGAGAAGTACCCCGAGCGCGAGCTCTCAGAGATCCGCGCTGCGCTGTTCCGTCGCTTCTTTCCAGAGGCGTTTATCGTCTGCGACATCGGCTACGGAACCGGCGCGTTCCTGCGGGCGGTCAACGATCGCAGTCCTTGGGTCCATTGCTGGGGCTACGACGTTTCCCCATATCCCGCGCCGTCGTTTGTGCGCGTGGATCCCGAGTGGCAGCTGACGCGCTGGCCGGTGCTGACGTTCTTCGACTCGCTTGAGCACTTTGATCAGCTGCCGAAGTTCGAGGCAGAGGGCGCGATCGTCTCGGTCCCGTGGTATCATCCGCAGTTCGGCCTCGACTGGTTCTACAACTGGAAGCACCGGCGCCCAGGCGAGCATTTATGGCACTTCACGCCGGAAACGCTGTCGAACGCGATGGCGCTCAACGGGCTCCGGCCGGTCTTCATCGGCTCGCCGGAGGACGCGGTACGCAAGAATGATGGTGACTGGCCGAACATCCTGACGATGGTCTTTAAGGCGTGAGAATCTGCATCGTCTATCACCAGCGCCTCGGCGACATCATCCGCATCCTGCCGATCGCACGGCATCTCGCGAGCCAGGGCCACTCGGTCTACGTCGAGTGCTTCCCGCAATACTGGGGGCTATTCGGCTGCGTCAGCTATGCGCGGCCGTCTGACCCCAAGCAGCGCCACGAGATGCGCTTTGGCCGCGTGCTCGAGCTCGAGATCTGGCCGCACCGCTACGACGAGTACCGCGCGAGCGGCAGGCCGTGGGGCGACTTCGTCTTCGGGCTGTTCCCCGAGTTCGCCCAGCTAAACCAGCGGCCGGAGTTCGACCTGATCGACGAGCAGCCGCCGCTTGAGGAGTACGGATTCAGCCGGGAGATCTGCCTTCTTGCGCCGTTCGGCTACTCTCAAGGAAAGCAGCACCACGCGGGCAAACTGATGGAGACCTGCCGGCGGGTCGCCAAGCGGCCGATCGTGTTCCTTGCTGACGAGGCACAAGAAGCGAAGCTCCTGACCTGGCGCGTGCCGCAATCGATGATCCTGCGGGCCAAGTCGCCGGCGCACTTGCCGCGGATCATCCGTGACGCGGAGGAGATGTTCACGATCAACTCGTCGCCGTGCATCATCGCCGGGGCCGTGCGGAAGGAGTTCTGGCACGTCTCGTCTGGCGTCGCGCAGGACGACGCCTTCTCGCCGGCCTCGCGCGTTGTGACAGTTGGCGATTAAGTATGGCGCTCAAGGACTTTGACATCTCCCAGCTGGCGGCCGATGCGCTCGCCATCGGCGGACCGGACGGGCAGGCGAGCGAAGCCTTCACCTACTCGGGCGCGACCTACTACGGCGTGTTCAACGAGACCGATCGCGACGTGATGATGGAGGCCGCTGGCTTCGCGGATGAGCGTCAAATCACGCTCTGCATCCCGCGCGTCTCGATCACGGCTGGCATCCCGGCGAACGCCTTCCTTTACCGGATCTTCGACTCGACAACTTGGCAAGTAGTCAAGCCGAACACCGACGAGCAATGGCACGAGTACGTGCTGCGCCGCCAGTTCCCGTGACGCCGCTCCTTCAAATCGATCAGGCGCGCTACCGCGATGGGCTGAACCAGTTCGTCAACCGCCTCGGCGCGGACGCGCAGCTGCTGCTCAAGGAGGAGATGCGGCTCCTGCTGCGCGAGGTCGTGCGCTTCACGCCTCCGAAGACTTACGCACAAGGGCGCGCGGCAGTCGGCAAGGACTTGGTCAAGAACGCCGCACCGCTGGATCATTCCAAGATCAAGTGGCCGCGCCTCGCCGAGCTAGTGCGTAAGCGCGACCTCGACGGAATCCAGAAGCTTACCGATAGCGTGAAAAAGGGGTTTTGGCAGGGGCGCAAACTGCTGACCTCGACCTCGCAGATCGCAGACGAGCATCGCAGGAACCGCAATCGCTACGGCCGCGTGCGCTCGGACAGGCGCAATATGGCTATGGTCGCCATCTGGAACCGCTACACGCGCGAGGTGCAATCACGCGTCGGGTTTGCGAAGGCCGGCTGGATTACTGCGGCGCGAGCGGTGGGGCTATCGATGCCGTCTTGGGTGACGCGACTTGGTGGCGCAGCCGGAGGCGGCTACGTTGCGCCAACGCAGAATCGTCTCGTGATCGAGGCGATCAACCGCTCGACCAAGATCCCAAATTATGAGCAGCGGGTCGTTTCCTCGGCCGTCCGCTCGCGCGCGATGTCCATCGAGTCCGAGCTGAAGCGGCTTCTGGCCGGCGGCAAATCGCGCCGCGGATCTCTGGCTGGAACCGCCAGCGGCTAATCCTTATGAGCCTTGCAACCTTCTGGAACGAAGAAGCGAACTGGACCGGGACAGTCGTGAGCGTGCTCGCCGCCGGTGGCACCGGCGTGCCCACCGCGAACATCCTGCCGGCACAGTCGGTCAGCTTCTTCTCGTCTCCGCGGATCGAGGTGCAGGTGCAGGAGGTGGCGCGTGCCTCCGAGCAGATGGCTTACGCGAACAACGAGTGGTATTACTCGCACCGCTCCGCGCTGATCCAGACGGACATCGTCACGAACCGCACGGCGCCGATCCCGCAGAACCACGGCACGATCCGCGGCCGCGTGCGCTACCTGCTTTCCCGCGAGGCGCAGCGATTCGTCTCGCCGGCCGTGACCAATTACGTGCTGCTCGACATCGAGGAACTAGGGTCAGCTGTCAATGTGCGCGACCCAGAGGGCGACCGCGAGGACGTGACCAGCTTCCGACATCGCATCGAGTACGGCATCCTCCCGTCCGCGGTGCCCACCGTTTGACGATTCCCGCTTTCTTTAGACATCTACCGTTATGCCTATTCCGTACCTTTACCCGACCAGCTTTCCCTACGGCTCCCGCGTCGTCACGTTCAACTTCGCTGGCGGCGGCACGGGCTCTGCCATTCTGGAGTCGATCGAGATCACCGAGCCTACGACCGAGATCAATCGGCAGAACGAGCTCGGCGCTCCCAACGGCTTCGTGCTGATCGCCGAACCGCGCACCGGCACCGCGACCGCCCAGCTGGCGACCACGTCGTCGACCTACATCTCCCGCGGTGATACGGCCTTGATCAGCATCAAGAACGGAACCTCGATCACCTTCGTCGTCACGGAGGCCGGCTATCCCGAGGCCAACCGCGAGGCGAAGAAGCAGAATCTGACGCTGCGCGAGGAGGTCTAAACTAGGCGACTATGAGCCCAGAACAACTCTGGGCATCGAAGTATGCCCAAAAGCACGCCGAGGAGCGTGCGCTTGAGGAAGCCAAGCGCGAGCAGGCTTTCCTTAATCTTCCCATCATCGTCGCCGGCGAGCCGCTGCGGGCGATGACTCCGCTTGATCTGCTGACGCTCAACGGAATCGAGTCCTGCTTCGTTTGCCCAGTCGACCCGACGCCGGAGGGCATCGCGATGTTCTTCTGGGTTCTGCACTCGGAGAACGACGGCTCGGATGGCTGGTTCGCTCGGCGCAGGCGTGAGAAGCTGGTCCGCCGGCTGGCGCCGCAGAACTACGATGCGTTAATCAAGGACGGACGCGACTACGTGGACGAGATCTTCCAGGACGCCGGCACGCCTTCGGGCGAGATCTCCGAGAAGCGGCCGCTGGGCACCTGCTTCCTTGCGCCGCTCGTGATGAACCTCGCGCTCGAGACTGGGTGGTCTCAGCACGAGATCCTGAGCACGCCGCTTCCGCGGCTGTTCCAGTACCAGAAGGCGATGCGGGCGCGCACGCAGGGCAAGGATTTCGTGGACTTCTCCCCGAGCGACCGGCTCACCTCTGAGTTCCTAAACGAGCTCAACCAGAAAACCGCGTGACCTATGGCATTCGTCTCTGAAATCCGCGCTCGTCTGGGCCTCGATACCACGCCGTTTTCGCGCGCGCTGACGAAGACGCAGGCCGACGTCGGGCGGGCGGCGCAGGATATGGGGAAGAAGCTCCAGCGCTCCTTCGGCGCAGGCGATCTCTTCAAGGGGCTCCTCCAGGGCATCGGCATTGGATCGGTGCAGGCGATCATCGACACCGTAACGGCGCCATTCCGCCGTGGCGCTGAAGATGCCGAACGAATGGCGAATGAGTCTGCTGCGATGTTAGATGTTTTCCGGCAGCAGCAGCTGGCGCTAGCTGGGCAGGCGCAGAGGTTCGACATTCTCAAGAAAAAAGTCTCCGAGCTAAATCAGGACATCAAAATTCAAGAGCGCGTAGTTTCTGAATTGAATGATGATCCCCTTATTCTAATCAGCGAAGACGCTAGGACGAAACTCAAGGAGGCCAAGGACGAGCTCTCGCGCCTGCGGATCGAGGCGGCCAAAGCGGATGCTCAAGTCAAGACCGAGATCGCGCTGACCAATCGGCGCACCGACGAATGGGCTGCTGCATCCCTTCAGCGTGAGCAGATGCGGAAGCTTGAGCTCGATCTGCTCAACGAAGAGAGCGAGACGATCAAGGAAATCCAAAGATCCGAATTGCGACTATTTCAGGTCTCGGAGTCGCTGGCTGCGGAACGCAAGAAGGGCTCAATTTCGACCAGCGAGACCAACGCTTTGCTTGAGGAACAGAGTCAGCTGCTGGATCGGATCACCACGCTAGGACGAATCCGCACAAAGGAGGAGGCCGCGGCGCGCCAAAGCGCTCTGGCTGATGCTGCCGCTCTGGGCCAAGGAATGACCGGACGACCCATCGGCGCTGGCGGTGGTCGCGCTGCTGGCTTGCGGCCTAGAGGGAGGACTGAGTCGGAGCGGATCGCAGATCGCGCTGCGCTCAATCTTGCGGCAACTCAGGACGCGCTGGCGAAGGGCGACGTCACGCGAGCCGGCAGCAGGGCAAACGCCGCGGCTGCTGACTTCATTCGCGCCGGCTCTATGCAGGCGCGGGCCGCCGCTGGCATTTCTCCCGAGACTGCCAACATCATCGGAGGCGACATCAAGGCTGCGGTTGACTCGTTGAAGGCCATACAAAGCAGCCTGCTTCCCACTCAAACCCGATGAGCGTCACCTACTACAAGTCGAGCTCGCAGCCGGCGTTCACCTCCGCAGTCACGGTCGGGCTTCCGGTCTGGGACGTCGTCATCCCAGCTCAGAACGACAAGGTGCTGTTTCGCCAGTCGTTTATGCAGCTGGCTGCGAGCTATTCTCCGCTGCCGCTCGATACGGCCTACACCGCTGCCGGCTCGTATGGCGTGCCTACCGGAGCGACTTACTACCTAGTCGGCGAGGAGAACTTCGCGGACCAGTCTGGCGGAATGCTGCAATGGGAGCGCGTCTACGCGAAGGTTCCGACTTCGTGGTCGGATGGCGAGGAGTTCAGTTACACGTTCCCAGCCTACATCGCCACAGTATCAGCCGCTGCTGATTCGACGATCACCTCAATCTCGGATTCGGGCACGTATTACACGATCTCTTCTGGGATGAGCTTTACGACCGGAGACTCGGTCTTTGTCTCGGTCAGCTACGTCCGCGACTCGGTGAGCTACTACGTCGGGCAATACACCAAGGCCGCTGGCGGAACGAGTGGAAGCAGCGTGCTCGTTCCTGCGATCTTCCCTGGCACCGGAACCTTCTCGTCGGTCGCAGGCAACGTGACGACGGAGGTGCCATTCCGCGCGACGACGAAGACCGAACTTGTGCCGAGCCAACTGGTTCACGATTATGCCTTATCGAGCGTGACTGGAATCGATGCGAACCTTCCGATCATCTCGGAGTTCGCGCCGGTCGATGCCACCGGAGCCGCGACTGAATCACTCAACACATCGACGAAGCCGACGGCCTCTGGCTATGCGACGATGGTCAAGAATCAGGTGCTCATCGTCGGCGCCTCGTCGACGCGCTCGCGCTTCTACGGCAACATCTTCGAGCGTGTCACGCGCTACGTTCCTGCCCGCTAATCTATGAGCAGCCTAAAGCTCACGCAGATTCCGGCCGCATTCGAGAATCTCGGCGCGAAGCACAACGCGCTCGTCGACGTCGTTAAGACGATGAAGGGCGAGAACGGCATCACCGTCGTCGCCTCGGATGCGAACGTGATCATTCGCGGGTCGAGCACGACTGGCACGGCCTCTGGCGATCCTGTGGACGTGGTCGGCAGCGACGGCAAGCTCAACGCGGTCGTCAAGCACTCGACCTGGGCCAGTCCGACCGCCTATCCGCAGCGGCTCGAGATCCGCAGCGGTAGCGTCACGATGTCGATGTCGCTCGACGGGTTCCTGTTCAACAACGGGACCGTCGACTTCGAGATCTACGACACCGGCATCACGTACACGAACGGCACCGACACGTACCACGTCAACGACTACGGCTTCGACTACTCCTCCGGCTCAATCGAGGCCGGCATTGGATACCGCGGCGTGACCTGGGCAAACGGCTCGGCAACCTTCCGCGTGGCTGGCGCCGGCGTTACGTTCTCTGATTCCTCGGGCTACAGCTGGATCGATGGCGCAGGAATCGTCATCTCGACTGGCGGATCGCGGCTCGATATCGATCAGGACGGCTATCGCATCATCGATGCGAGTGCGACGGCCTCCCTCGGTCCCACCGCGCTCAATCTGACCGACGGCACCAACGTCGCGACCTACGGCATCACCGTGGCGCGCATCGCGGACGCTGACGAGACGACGCAGATCAGCGCAACCGGCTTCTTCTACTCTGGTCCGAACGCGGATCAGTATCTGGGCGACACCGAGCTTTTCATCGACGGCCTCTTGGGCTCGATCACGGTCGGCGAGAACGGGCTCGTGTGGGAGGATTCGACGAACAAGGCATACATCGACCTCGACGGCTTCACGTTCACCAACGGCAGCGCGACCGGCGCCGTCGGGGCCGGATTCATCTACGTCGCCTCTACCACACTTTCGGCTACCTACGGCGTCGACAAAGTCAGCTTCACCGATGGCAGCGACGCCGCAGAGTTTAGCGCGACCGAGATTAAGTGGACCGACACGACCGATGCGTGGCGGATTAGCTCGACCGGCTACTATTTCTCGGATGCGTCGCTATTCGTAAAAGCCGGCCAAGGCGGCTTGGCCGTCAACGACGCCTCGACCAATTACTTCCAGGTCAGCTCGACGGGATTCCTGATGTCCTACTCAGGGACGGCTATCTCGATACCGTTCGATGCGATCACTCGCGCACTTACTCTTAGGGAAATCGACATCTGCGAGAATGGAGTTGCGAAGAAGATGATGATCCTCGCCAGCGAACCCTACTGATTCCGATGGCGATAATGATAGTTGGCACCGGGGCTACGTTTACGCGATGCTGCGGCTGTCGCAACGATGAGCCGTGCGGCACCCCGTGGGAGGCTGTGCTCGCTTGCCGAAGTGCAGAGGCAAGCCTGACCAAATGCGGCTTTGAGGAATGGCCGGGCTATGAGAGCACGCCGCCCAAAATCTATCTAACTAGCACGCTAGCGGGAACACTCTACGCCGAAAACACGGACAACAATTGCCAGACTTGCGAGACGAGGATTGTTTACAACTACTCTGGTAGTGCGAGCTACCAGAGGATTTCGTGCAGCTATGGAGACGGTAGGACTGTTGCGGTTGATAACTATTCGCCAGATTGCAGCACGCTCAGTAGCTCAAGCAGTTCGCAAGCAACGGACGTAAGCCTCAGTTTTTTCACCGACTCCTACACTTCCACAATTCACAGCGTTACCGGAACTGGATGCGTCGATAGCGGAACGGCTCAAGAGGCATACTATCACGGCAGCGCCGAAAATGTGCTGTCCAACGAATACACCACGGCTGACCTTTTGGACGATGTGGATTCCGAGTTGCCCGATTTCTCTGGAGACTTCGGCACTCCGTGCGAAGCGGCGATCTACGACATCACGAGCGACGAACTGACGATCACCAAGCGGAAGATCCAATACAAGTTCACCTGGCCGATCTCACTAACCGCCTCGCTCTATTCCTGCTACAAGATCGAATGGGCCGAGGTCTTCACTCCAGAATCCGGCTCGGTCGTCACGACCTCAAAAAGCTATCAATGGAACGGAACCGATACCGAGACTCCGGTTTACACCATTGACGTGCCAACGTATCAAGGAACGACGGTCGTGACGTCGATCACCACATCCTGCGCCTGCTCGTGAAGCCGATTCCCTCCGCCGTCGTCTCGGTTCGCGTCGGCCTCTGCCGCAAGTGCCCGACGCCTTGCGCGGAGCGCGACTCAATCCAGCACAACGACCCGTGCGCCTCGTGTCCGATCACGCCGCGCCGATGGGGACCATACGGCCGCTGCACCACCTACGGCCTCGGCGACCTGGTCGCAGCCGTGGCGCAGCCGATTGCGCGCGGCATCGACGCCGTGGCTGGCACGCGAGTCGCGGAATGCGGTGGCTGCAAGAAACGAAGAGAGGCTTTGAACCAGATCCGCATCTGACTGTCCGATTCCGCCGGATAGAATTTTGAGAAAAAGAGTTGACCGCGGCGGGCGGGTCTGAATTGTCGTTGGTGTCGGAGGCAATCACGCCCCGGCGCAACAACGACAAATGACCACAACGACCAGCACGCCAATCGCACGCTTTACCTCGGAGTGTCTTTCTAAGCACTTCGCCGAAGTCACGTTTTTCTCGGACCAGAAGATCGGCATTGAGTTGATCGCCCTCAATGGCGACACGATCAGCAACACGATCGTGCAGCAGGACAAGGAGACCTTCGACTTTGCGCTGGCCGCGTACTGCGCGCACCCGTCTTTCACCGCTGTGAATGTGGAGGTGACGCCGTGAAGCGCATCCTTGCGCTCCTCGCGCTGGCCTCTGCCAGCTACGCCGCGCCGCCGGAAAGCTTCTGGCGGGCCTTGCACCAAGTCGAGACCTCGGGGCGCCACGGCGCGATCCTCGGCGACAACGGCAAGAGCCTTGGCCCGCTCCAGATCAGCCGCGCCTATCACGCCGACTCGCGCGTCGCCGGAAGCTACGAGCAGGTGACCGACCTCGCCTACGCGCGCCGCGTCGCGACCGCCTACCTCAAGCGTTACGCGCCGCAGGCGTGGGCGCAGGGCGATGTCGAGACGCTGGCGCGGATACACAATGGCGGTCCTACTGGACACCGCAAGGCGGCGACGCTGGGCTACGCCGACAAGGTGCGGAGGGCCAGCCGATGAACCGCGCGACGAAGGCGCTGTTTGCTTCGGGGATCGCCTACTCGCACTACGCGCTAGGCAAGGCAGTAGTTTTTCGCGATCAATCCAAGCGGCAGCATAGCTCGCTCAATAAGCGGCTCCTGCGCCAGTCGATGCGCGATCAGGCGCTCGCTTACGCACGGGAGGTACGCTGGCTCCGCTATGCAAAATAACTTCAACCGCACTCAGCCAATCAAGAATTTGACCGGCGGCGGACACTCCGCGGCGCGATACACCGGGACGCACGGGCACGTTGAACGCTCGGCTCACTACTGCTTCATCCCCGGCGAGGGCTGGGTCTCGTGGCGGGAGATCTACGATCAGTTCGACGCGGCCTTCCGCGACTGGCAGATGCGCCAGGCTTTAGGACTTAGGAAAATCAAAACACAATGACCGATCAACACGCAGAACAGATCATCGCCGAGCTCCGCGCCATCCGCGCGCTGCTCGCTACCAAGCCAACGGCTCCGGCCGCAGCTTCCGCGCCGGCTCCGGCTGGTGCTCCGAAGGACATCCCGCAGCCCAGCGAGATCGTGGCCGACCCAGGCTCGGTCGAGGTCCACTTCGGGAAAAACAAGGGCACGGCGCTGCGCTCGCTCGGCGCCAAGTCGGTGGAGTGGTACGCCCAGGAGCCGGAGCCGCGCATCGGCAACAACGGCAAGCCGTTCCCGCCACGGGCCGAGGACGTCCGCTTGAGGAACGCCGCGCGCCAGATCGTCCACGGCAACCGCGGCACGCTCGCCGCTGGCAGCAAGGTCACGCTCGTCACCGAGACGATGACTGAAGAGGTGCCGTTCTAAACTTAAAGCCCGGCCGAGACTTCCCGACCGGGCTCAACCCAGAAGCAAAACACAACAACAGGAGCCAGACAATGAGTAACGAAACCGTCAAAGAGGATACCCAACTCGCGGCCAGTCCCGCGGCCAAGATCAACAAGGCGCCCGTCACCTTCGGCGCCCAGGGCGTGCAGCTCGCCTCGCTGGAAGATGCGTACAGGTTCGCCAACGCCATCGTCGCCTCGGGCTTCGCGCCCAAGGGGATGGAAAAGCCGGAGTCAGTCCTCGTCGCGATTCAGCTGGGCGCCGAGCTCGGCCTCACGCCGATGGCTGCCTTGCAAAATACCGCGGTCATCAACGGCCGGCCCGCCATTTACGGAGACGCCGCACTCGCGCTGGTCCGCGCCTCGGGCCTGCTGACGAGCTACAAGGAGGAGGAGATCGGCGATCCCAACACCGACGCGCACGGTTACCGCGTGACCGCCGCCCGCGGCGATGCAACCACCGTCGAGACCTTCACCGTCGCAGACGCCAAGAGGGCGAAGCTCTGGGCAAAGGCTGGTCCCTGGACCGACTACCCAAAGCGAATGCTGCGTTTCCGCGCTCGCGGCTACGTGCTGCGCGACTTGTTCGGGGACGTCCTCAAGGGTCTCCGCACCGTGGAGGAGGCGCGAGACATCCCGGCCGAGCCGGTCAACGTCACTCCGCGCGGCCTCGGCGACAACCTCTAAGCACTACCTACAATGAACGATACCAACGAAATCAAGAAGGCCGCGGTCATCGCCGCTGCCAGCGAACAAGTCCGCGCTCTCCTTGAGACGCACTACGACGCGATGCGGAAAGCCGCGGAAGAATCCTTCGTCGACGACGACACGCAGGCCGAGCCGAAGGCTAAGGCTTCCTTCACCATCGAGTGGGACGCGCTTGCGATGGCGCCCACGGTCACGGTCAAGGTCGGCTGGAGCGTCCGCTTCAAGGACGAGTCCGAAGCCGTCGTCGATCCGCTCCAGGCCAAGCTCGACATCGGAGGTGCCGAATGAACGCCGCGATCCGAGGCGAGCCGTCCGAGGTTTATCACGCGACCGACGCCATCAGCCACTCGAAGCTGGAGGTCTTCCGCCGGCGGCCGGCGCTTTACCACCGCAAGTACGTGCTCAAGGTCGTGCCTGACGCGGACTCCTCCGCGTTCGCCATCGGCCGCGCGACGCACGCCGCGGTCCTTGAGCCGCAGACCTACGGCACGCTCTACGCTCGCCGGCCGGACGGCATTGACCGGCGCACGAAGGAGGGCAAGGCGGCGTGGGAGCAGTTCGCCCAGGCCAACGCCGGCAAGACGATCCTCGACGCTGAGGACTTCTCGCTCGTCGATCAGATGCGCGATGCCGTGATGGCGCATCCTGCGGCCTCGGAGTTGTTCCGCGCCGGCGAGGCGGAGCTCGTCTGGCGCAAGACATTCGCCACATTGCGCGTGCAGGCGCGGACGGACTGGTTTAACGGCAACGGCTGCGCGCTTTGCCCGCGGCCCTACGTCGTTGATCTCAAGACCGTCGAGAGTCTCGACGACGGCGCCTTCCGCAACTTCGAAAAGGCTTTCGTCAGCCTCGGCTACCACCGGCAAGCGGGCTTCTACCTGCCTTTGTTGTACGACTGCGGCATCGCCTGCACCGACTTCTTTTTCGTGGCCGTCGAGAAGTGCGAGCCATACGGAGTCGCGGTCTACAAGGTCAGCAACGCGGCCTTGCAACGCGGCCAGGAGGAAACGCTGCGCGACCTTACGCGGCTCAAGGGCTGCATCGAAAGCAATCGCTGGCCAAATATGCCAGACGACGTGCAAGAGATCGATCTGCCGACGTGGTACAAGGAGACTTGGCTATGACTCTCAGCACCCTAGCTTGGGTCACCGTGCTCCTGATCGCCGTCGTCGCTTATGCGCTGCTCACCGCTCAGGATGGTAAAGGAGGGGACGAATGAAAGCCGCTGAGATCATCGCCATCTGCTCGATTATGCTCTCGGCCGGCATCGGCGCCGGCTTCTTCTGGGGCTTGCGCCAGGGCGAGCGCATCGGCCGGGACCGCGAGTGGATGGACTCGTTCTTCCGCTCGATCAAGCGGGACGCAGAGCGCCGCGACAAGGCGGGGAGGTTCAAGAAACGATGAGCGCCCGACCCAATCCAAAGTCCGAGGTGATCGACGAGATGGTCGCGCGCTTCGCTCCGTTCAAGGAAATCTTGGCCGTAGTGCGGATGCAGCAGGCCGCCGTTCGGCAGCGCATCTACAACCGAGGCTACCGACGCGAATACATCACGCACGAGGAGCGCGCGCATCTGCTGCGGCGCAGGGGGGTGAAGCTATGAGCGATCGAGAGACAGCGCCTTATCGACGCATCGCCGATCTGGAGCGCGAGAACGCCGCATTGCGTGAACAAATAGACGACTGGGAAAATGCGGTATTGCACGCCCGAGATAATCGGTCCGAAGAGCAACATTGCACGTGTGTGCCTCCCTTAGTGGGAAAAGTGAAACAACTGGAGCGCGAGAACGCCGCGCTGCGGGCCGCAATCAACGCCGCACGAAAGGAGCAGCCGTGAGCTATCCTCGACATCCGCAGGCCGACGAAATCCAGCGCCGCCTGATGCAAATGCAGATGGTGAAGGAGATCATCGCAGACCTCCGCTGCGGCTGGCCTGCTATTAAACGCCAGCGACGCACGCTAGGGCTCAAGCTGATCTGGGCTACCGAGGCCGAACGCTACGCTATTGCCGAACGCCGCGGGCTAAACCGGAGGCTCGTCGCGTGAGCAAGCCGACCATCGCCGACCTACCGGAGCGCTATCGGGTCCAGATCGCGCGGCAGCTGGCGCAGGCGCAGCGGCCGAAGACGATTGCACGCGAGCCGGATCCTGCGCCCGAACCCAAGGTCAAGCGGGCCTTCGACCGCGCGGAGGTCTTCCTGCGCGCGCTGGAGGTGCGCGGCCTGCCGCGGCCCGAGCGCGAGTGGAAGTTCGAGGCGAAGCGGCGATGGCGCTTCGACTACGCCTGGCCGGAAAGGATGGTCGCGCTCGAAGTCGAGGGCGGCGTCTGGACCGGAGGCCGGCACACGCGCGGCGCGGGGTTCCTCAAGGACGTCGAGAAATACAACCGCGCGGCCGTCCTTGGCTGGCGCTTGCTTCGCGTTACGCCGGACAAGCTGGTATCGTTCGGCACGTTTGAGATGCTGCGCGAGATTTTCGGCTTGCGGGAGCGCAACGCAGGCGTGGAGTGACTGACATTCGGGCCGTGAAACGCCCTCAAGCAATGACAACAAAGAGATTTCACTCGGTCGGTCGTGCGGTGGCGAGTCGTTGCGCCAGTTTCACCCGTGCGGCCGGCCGAGTTTTTCTTTTACCGTGACCTTTACACGCCAATCGCCGTGTTCCGTCTGCAAGGTTGAGACCACGCAGGACGTCGGCAGGACAATCACCGCCTCACGCACCACGGTCTTCTCGTGGTTCTGCGCCGAGTGCGACCGACCTCAGATCGCCAAGAGCGGTGGCATTTACATTCCCAAGGCCGTACTGATGGAACACCTGCCGGACGAGGCTGCGCTGGAGCAGATCCCAATCCACCACATCAACGACGCGCCCCGCTGCGAGCGCTGCGGTCAACGCGGTGCCGAACTGCACCATTGGGCACCAAAGGAAATCTTCGGCGAGGAGGAAGCGGAGCATTGGCCGAAGGACTACCTTTGCGTTACCTGTCACCGCGACTGGCACGGCAAGATTAACCACGCAATGCGCGCCAGCCAATGACCACGCAACTTACGCTCGCCAAGGCGCTCCGCGCGCAGGGCATCGCCACGATCCCGGTCAAGGAGGACAAGCGCCCGCTGGTCCCTTGGAAGCGCTTTATGACCGAGCTTCCGACCGAGCAGGAGCTTGCGTCGTGGTTCGGCAAGACCGACTCCGCGCTGGCGCTCGTGGCCGGCTCGATTCAAGCCATCGACTTCGACGAGAAGTACGCGCAGGGCATCCTGAGCCGCTTTGCCAAGCGCGCTGAGGAGCTCGGGCTCGACTTTATCCTAGGCGACGTCGTTCGCCAGCGCACCAAGAACGGCGGCTTTCACCTTGTCTTCCGCTGCGACGGCCCGCCGCTCGGCAACGAGAAGCTCGCCTCGCGCCCGCCGACTGACGCCGAGAAGGCCGCGAACTCAGACGTGCAGGAGTTTGTGATGATCGAGACGCGCGGCGCCGGAGGCTACTTCGTCATCGCGCCTTCTGCCGGCTACACGCTGGAGCAGGGCGACTGGACGTCGATCCCACTGATCTCCGCGGATGATCGCGAGGCGCTCCTAAATCTCGCTCGCTCGTTCCAAGAGGTGCGCCCGCGCGAGGTGGAGGTGCCGCAGATCGCGGCCAAGCCGCCGCAGGGCTTCGACGTCTCGCCGGGAGACGACTACGATGCCCGCGCGGACTTGCCGAGCCTCTTGCGCCGTCACGGGTGGAAGTCGATTGGTGACGCGGCGCGTTACTGGACGCGACCGGGCAAAGACTCGGGCATCTCGGCCAGCTGGGACCAGATCCCTGGGCGCTTCTTTGTCTTCTCGACCTCGACCCGCTTTGAGTCGGAGCGGGTTTATAAGCCGTGGCACGTTTATGCGCTGCTTGAGTGCAACGGAGATTTCTCCGCGGCCGCGCGTGAGCTTCAGAAGCAGGGCTTCGGCCGGCGGGCGATCAAGGCCAGCACGATGCTCACGACGGCGCAGGCCACGCCGCAGGGCAAGGATCCGATGCAGGCCGCGCCCACCACCGAGACGGAGACCGACAAGCTCCGCCGGCTCTGGAAAGCGCGCACGTTCGACCCGACCAAGGAGCCGCCGCCGCTCAGGACGATTTACGAGCTCGGAGGCGTCACCATTTGCACTCCCGGGAACCTCACCGCCATCACGGCGCAAGCCAAGGTCGGCAAGTCGGCGCTGGTCTCGGCGTTCGTCGCGTCTGCGATGGTGCGCGACTACGAGGACGCCGACACGCTGACCGCTCGCGGCTTCAATGAGCACGGCAAGGGACTGCTTTACGTCGACACCGAGCAATCGCCGGATGACTTCTGGCACGCGGTCAACCGCGCCAAGCGCCGCGCGCGGATCGAGGAGATTCCGCCTTGGCTGCACGCCGCAAGCATCGCCGACCTTCCCGCTCACGTAGGCAAGCGCGTGCTGGCTGTTGCAATGGCTGACGCTGCCGAAAGCCACGGCGGCCTGCACTCGGTCATCATAGACGGCGTCGCGGACTTAACGCTCGACGTTAACGATTCCGAGGAGTGCAATCAGTTAGTCGCCGAGCTTCACGCGCTCGCGATTCGCTACGAGTGCGCGATCCTCTGCGTTATTCACAAGAACCCAGGCACCGACAAGGTGCGCGGCCACCTCGGCAGCCAGATTGAGCGCAAGGCCGAAACGAACCTATCGCTCGACAAGGAGGACGACATCACGGTTGTCTGGTCGAACAAGCAGCGCCGCGCGCCGATTGAGAAGAAGAACGGCCCGCGGTTCCGCTGGTCGGACGATGCTCGGATGCACGTCACCGTCGCCAACGTAGCGCAGGAGGACCGCAAGACCGCGGAGTTTCGCGAGCTTGCCGAGTCGGTCCTTCGGCCAGGCGAGCGGAAGGACTGGCGGCAGCTGCACAACGAGATCACCGAGGCCCGCAGCACGCCGGGGCACGTTCCAGTCCGCGGTACGGTCGGCAAATGGATTACCGAGATGCAAAGGAAAGGCATCATCAACCGCGAGTTTGGGGCTTATTCTTTGGCTAAGTCTCCAGTCTCCCAGTAGTCTCCTTTAAGTCTCCCTGCGACTATATCTCCAAGTCTCCATCCCCCCCTATATATATAGGGGGGGAATAGGAGACACATCCCGCGAAAGAAACCTCAACCTAGTCTCCCAATGAACGACACGATCCAACGCCTCGACAACACCGCAATGCACCTCCTAACCGAGCACGCGACCCTCTCCCGCGTCATCCGCCATTGCAAGGAGCGGCAAGAGGAGGTGATGGCGCGCCTCAAGCACATCGAAGAGCTCCTCGCCAAAGAACGCGATTTGCGGGGCGATCGGCATCCGATGGCTACCCAGACCTTCACCGGGCAATCGGACAGTCAGAAAACGCACGCAATGGCCGTTTCCGCTTGACGGAGCGGCGAGCAGACACGCCAATTTCGGGCAGAGTGGCACGGAAACCTAAAAACATAACGGCGCACGCCTGGGCAAAGCATCAGAAGCTGACGGCAAAGCTCGGCGGCGCGAAACGGAGGCACATTGAAGCAGGACGCAGACAGACTGGAACTTGAGGCGTTACGCCTCGCGAATCGGGCGGCGCGGTCTATCGCGCAGCTGGAGAGTCATCGGAAGAGCCTGGTCAAAGAGCACGCCGAGCGCATAAAGCGCCTGCGGCAGATTATCGAGAGCATCCAGCAGCGCGACCAGCTCGGCACGTTAGGGCTCGAGGATGCGGTGGTCTTGAGCGAGAGTGCGGCCTCGCTGGTGCATAACCCGCTGGAGGGGCTGTGAGCCGTGGTCACCTACACGCTCAACCGCCAGCCGGTCCATAGGCTGCGCTACGACGGGGCGAGCGAGGCGGCTAAGGTTAGCTGCGAGATGTTCGAGCGCTTGCTCGAGCTCGACACGCTGAAGCACGACAGCGCTGCCAACCTAGTGCGTAGGTTGGCTACCTTGGCCGACCTATCGCCCTCGGCCTTCCGCCTGGTGCTGCGCGCAGGCTCGGGCGACACGGGCTCGATCCTCGCGTCGTTTGAGCAGCAGGCGGTGGACCGGGGCAAGACGCGCCAAGCGTTACACTGGGAATGGCAGGAAGACGTGCGGCGCATACGGATGGTTTTTCCCGAGGTTGCCGCCGTGCTCGTCGAGTTGCGCGAGACCATCAAGCATCGCGAGGATGCGATGAGCAGCGCGGATGGGCTGCGTGAGGCGATGCGGCAGCAGGAGGGCGACGAGTGACGCAGGGCCAAACGTCGGATTTCCTGACACGGGGGGGCGGGGGAGTAAGGAATCTTTTACACCGGAACGGGGTCCGCCGGTTGCAATACC